AAAAGCACTAGTGGTAGATTAGTTGGAATAAGTATTGATTCCAAAACTTTAGAGCCTTCTTTTGTAGGTATGAAAAAAAAATATTCTTTTAGTAATGTTTTAGGAAAAAGTATGACTATGAAAGAATTAGAAAATTTACCTGAAGATGAACAACGTAAATTTTTAAACAAACAACTTCCTAAAGCAATTGATTTAGAAATAAAAAGAGGGTTTGTTCCAAATGATTTCAAAAACATATTATCTAATAAAAACTCACAAAAATCTATTTTAAATTATACTAAAAAAACTGCACCAGAATTATTGGGATCAGTAAAAAAAGCAATTGCAAATCCAGAATCAAAAGTAGCTAGAAAGGTTTTTTCAATAGCTCCTCAATTAATTGTACCTGGTGCTATGGGATATATTGGATATAAAGCATTAGGTTTTGATACACCTGTTATAGCAGATGATCAACCTCCTTTTCTAGGAATAAAACCACAAGGCTCACCTGGACAATTAAATCCAGAAACACAAAAAGGTATTCCAGAAGAAGCTATTGCAGCAGGAACAGTGGGTGCAATTAAATATGGACCACAAATTTTAAAAGCATTAAAGAGTGTTGGTAAAGCCGGTTTAAAAACTGTAGGTTCCTTACCGGCTGCTGGAACTTTTGCTGGAATGGAAATTAAAAAAGGAATGGGTGAAGGGCAAAGTTTTGTTGATGCTGCATCTGATCCTCTTGTTGGATTAGAATTACTTCTTCCAGAAACAGTTAAAAAATTAGGACCTTTAATGGCAAGAGCTGCAAGAATTTCTACTCCCATTGGAGCTACAATCACTACAGGGGGTACTTTAAAAAACAGAGCAAAAGAGATGATGAGACAAGCAGAAGGCATGACTGCTTTACCTGAAGGTGAGAAACAAAGAAGATTGCTGGAAGAATACGCTGCTAAAGATTATAAAGGATATAATCAAGGTGGTAGAGTAAACTTTGCAGATGGACCAGAAGATCCTAAGAAAAGAAAATTTATGAAGATTATGGGTGGCCTTGCGTCATTACCTATTGTCGGAAGATTATTTGACGTAGCACAAGTTGCAGAAAAAACAGCACCTGTTATTCAAAAAACAGTAGAGGCTGCTCCTACACATTTCTGGAATCTAGTTGCTAAAATTAAAACTTTTGGAGATGATATAACTCAATTTGGAGCATTAACAGAAAGACAATCTGTTAAAAAATATAAAGATCTTGAATTAACAGAAGATATGGCAACAGGTCAAATTGAAATTCAAAGAGTTAAAGTTGCTGAGGATATGGATTATTATGGTTCTCCTGTAACGGAAGAAAGTTATATGTCTTATAGACCAGGTGAACAAATATTTCAAGAAACAGCTAATGGTCAAACTAAAATTATTAAAAGCAAACCTGATTATCAAGAGGGAACTACTTATCTTAGAAATGACGGACCGGAGACGGGTAGCGTTCTTGATGAGATGTCTGGTCTTTCCGATGATATATTTGAAGAAGCAGGTGTTCCTGTACCAGAAAAAATTAGAAAAAAATAATGGATAAATACCCAAAGAAACACTTATTACCCCCGGAAGCCGGACCCACGCCTCAGGGGTTGAATATTTCTTATAATACTGTTAAAACAACAAAACAATCTGGAGAAAAAATAAATGGCCGATATAGACAAAGCACTTCCAAACGAAGTCAGAAAAGAAATTGAACTACCGGGTGAAGAAGAACTTCAAGAAAATATAGCTGAACAAGTTTCACTAGATGAAGAGTCACCTGATCCAGTAGAGATACAAGAGAACGAAGATGGTTCTGTTGATATTGATTTAGATCCACAAGAAGCATCTCCTGAAGGAGGTGACGAACATTATTCAAACTTAGCAGAATTTTTACCGGATGATATCTTAGGAAGACTAGCATCTGATTTATCTTCTAAGTATCAAGAGTATGTTTCATCTAGAAAAGATTGGGAAAAAACTTATACGCAAGGTTTAGATTTATTAGGTTTTAAATACGACAATAGAACAGAACCTTTTCAAGGTGCAAGTGGTGCAACTCACCCAGTTCTTGCAGAGGCAGTCACACAATTTCAATCATTAGCTTACAAAGAATTATTACCTGCTGATGGACCGGTTAGAACTCAAGTAATGGGTGTATCTACTCCAGAAAAAACACAACAAGCAGCACGTGTTAAAGATTTTATGAATTATCAAATCATGGATCAAATGAAAGAGTATGAACCAGAATTTGATTCTATGTTATTTCATTTACCACTTTCAGGATCTACATTTAAAAAAGTTTATTATGATGATATGGAACAAAGAGCTGTATCAAAATTTGTACCCGCAGATGATTTAATTGTACCTTATACTGCAACTTCATTAGATGATGCAGAAGCAATTATTCACCGTATTAAAGTTTCAGAAAACGATTTAAGAAAACAACAGGTTGCAGGTTTTTATAAAGATGTAGATATTGGAAAACCTTCAGGCGAAGAATCAGAAATTGATAAAAAAGAAAGAGAATTAGAAGGAACTTCTAAATCAGGTAATGATGACGTGTATACATTATTAGAATGTCACATTGATTTAGATCTTGAAGGTTTTGAAGATATCGATCCTGAGACTGATGAGCCCACAGGTATTAAAGTACCTTATCTAGTAACCCTAGAAGAGAACTCACGTGAGATTCTTTCTATTAAAAGAAACTACGAAATAGGAGATCCTAAGAAAAATAAAGTACAGTATTTTGTACATTTTAAATTTTTACCAGGTTTAGGTTTTTATGGTTTCGGTTTAATTCATATGATCGGTGGATTATCTCGTACTGCAACTTCTGCATTAAGACAATTATTGGACGCTGGAACATTATCAAATTTACCTGCAGGATTTAAAATGCGTGGTATTAGAATTAGAGATGATGCACAATCAATTCAACCAGGTGAGTTTAGAGATGTAGATGCACCAGGTGGTAACCTAAGAGACTCATTTATGATGTTACCGTTTAAAGAACCGAGTCAAACTTTATTACAACTTATGGGAGTCGTAGTTACTGCAGGTCAGAGATTTGCATCAATTGCTGATTTACAAGTTGGAGATGGAAATCAACAAGCGGCAGTAGGAACAACAGTTGCTCTTTTAGAGAGAGGCAGTAGAACTATGTCGGCAATACATAAAAGAATTTACTCAGCTTTGAAAAATGAATTCAGACTTATGGCTAGAGTATTCAAGTTATATCTACCACAAGAATATCCGTATGATGTAGTTGGGGGCCAAAGAATGATTATGCAATCTGACTTTGACGACAGAGTAGATATATTGCCAGTTGCTGACCCTAACATTTTTTCTCAGACACAGCGTATTTCACTAGCGCAAACGGAATTGCAGCTGGCACAATCTAATCCACAAATGCACAACATGTATTCTGCATATAGAAATATGTATGAAGCATTAGGTGTAAAAAATATTGATGCTGTTTTAGTTAAACCTCAAGAACCTATGCCAAAAGATCCTGCATTAGAACATATTGATGCTTTAGGTGGAGCACAGTTTCAAGCTTTTCCTAATCAAGATCATAGATCACATATTACTGCACATTTAAATTTTATGGCAACAAACATTGCAAGAAATACTCCAATGGTTATGGCAAGTTTAGAGAAAAATATTTTTGAACATATTAGTTTGATGTCACAAGAACAAGTTGAGATAGAATTTAGAGATGAAATGCAACAGATTCAACAAATGCAAATGCAAACACAGCAGAACCCTCAAATGGCTCAACAAAATCCACAAATGATTCAACAAATGCAAATGCAAATGCAACAGATAATGCAAAAAATTGAAGCTAGAAAAGCACAACTTATTGCGGAGATGATGGAAGAATTTATGCAAGAAGAAAAGAAAATTACAGGTGAATTTGATAATGATCCAATTGCTAAACTAAGAGCAAGAGAATTAGACATTAGAGCAGCTGAAAATGCAGAGAAAAAGAAGAATGATGAAGCTAGAATGGATCTAGATAAGATGAAAGCAATGATGAATCAGTCAAATCAAGAAGATAAACTTGAACAAAATGAAGAATTAGCAAATTTAAGAGCTGATACATCAATTGAAAAAACTATTTTAAGCAAAACTATACCTAGTGTTGACTCTATGATGAAAAATAAAGGCAGTGAAATGCCTAAAGTGTCTATAATGCGAAGTGGTAATGATTAATTAATGACAAATCTTTTAAAAAAGGTTAAGATAAACTAACTAAGGAGAAAATTATGGAAAAACTAGATAAAATTAAAGAAATTCCTTCAGAAAATGAAATGAATCTTGAAATTGATCCTAGATCTAAGACTACAGCTGATGGTGCTTACAATTACATCGCAAAAGGCGAACAAGTTGAAGTAAGAGGCACTAAAAGAATGCTAAAGTCTAAATCTAGAAAAGCTACTTGGATCTAACATGTGGTTATCGGCAATTAGATTAGCCGTCTCTGCAGGTAGTAAAATTTATGCCAACAAGCAGAAGACTAAAATTGCAATGTCAGACGCACAACTTATGCATGCGTCTCGTATGGCTTCTGGAGAAGAAGCTTACCAAGGAAAACTTTTAGAATCCAGACAATCAGATTGGAAGGACGAGGCAGTTTTAATAATTCTAAGTTTGCCTATAGCAATCCTGGCCTGGGCAGTCGTAAGTGACGATCCAACCGCTATGGACAAGGTAAAATTGTTTTTCGAGATGTTCTCAGAGCTTCCGAAATGGTTTACTAATCTCTGGATACTTGTAGTAGCGAGCATATATGGTATAAAGGGAACACAAATATTTAAAAACGGAGTAAAAAAATAATGCCAACAAAAACTAAAGCAGAAATAGCTGCGGAAAAAGCAGCTTTAAAAGCTTCAAACGAAGCAGTGATGTTAGAAAATAAAATTGACAGGTCTTTGAAAACAAAAAAACCTAATTCTTTTGATGTTAAAAAACTTAAATCAGGCGGAAGAGTAAACCTTAGAGGTGGTGGATGTGCTACAAAAGGTAAAGGTAACGCTTATGGGGATAATTCATAATGAGAAATTTTTATAACAAAGGTGGACCAACTTTAACTAAGGCACAACAAACTTTACCTCCTGCACTTCAAAAACTTATTAAAGGTAAGAAGAAAAAAGAAAAGAAACCATCTATAATGATGATGGCAATGAAGGGTAAAAAATAATGGCTAAAGTAAAAGGACTATACGCAAACATCGCAGCAAAAAAAGCTAGAATCGCTGCAGGCTCAGGTGAAAAAATGAGAAAAGTTGGAACTAAAGGTGCACCAACAAAACAAGCATTTATAAACAGTGCTAAGACAGCAAAAAAACCTAAGAAGAAAAAAACTAGAACAGCGTAATGGCTACTGCAGCTTGGACTAGAAAAGAAGGTAAATCCAAATCCGGAGGCCTGAATAAAAAAGGCGTTGCATCTTATAGAGCAGCTAACCCTGGATCAAAACTTAAAACAGCAGTAACTACTAAACCATCAAAATTAAAATCAGGATCGAAAGCTGCAAAACGTAGAAAGAGCTTCTGCGCTCGTATGTCTGGAATGAAAAAGAAATTAACTTCTGCTAAGACTGCAAGGGATCCGGATTCAAGAATTAATAAATCACTAAGAAAGTGGAATTGCTAATGATAGATAGATTTTTTTATAAATTTTTTTGTTCAATAGATAATATGTTTTCTTGGTTAGAAACTTACTCTGTTAAGTTTACTTCTTGGTTATGGCAAGCAAGAGTTAAGTTATTAAATAAAAAAAGAAAAAGAAAATGAGAGATAATAAAGTGTTAGAAACATTTTTAAAACATACTGAAAAGAAATTTAAAGAAATGAACCTTTTCAAGTTTTTAAAAAAAGAAGTAGAAACGGGTGCTAATGGTACGCAGGACTACATAATCAAAAAAGGTCAAAATAAAGGAAAGAAAGCAAATGTTAAATGAAGAACTAGTAATACTAAATAGAATACAAAAACACTTAAAAGAATCCTATCAAAACATCGGTGATAACATGATCGGTGGAGGTGTTGACAATATGGAAAAATACAAGTATATGATGGGACAGGCACAAGCCTATTTAAGAATATCTCAGGAAATCTCTAACCTGCTAAACCCTAAGGAGCAAAAAAATGATATTGAAAAAGAAAGACCAGAAAACGTCGTCGACTTCGGAACCTTCCGAGACTAAGTCAGCATTACTGGATAAATATAAAACAGAATCGCAAAAAGAAATAGACGGATACGAACGTCTTAAAACAAAAGAATCAAATAGATTACCTAAACCAACTGGTTGGAGGCTTGTAGTTCTTCCTTTTAAAATGAAGGAAAAAACTAAAGGCGGATTAATTATTGGACAAGATACATTAGAGAGACAACAAGTAGGATCTACTTGTGGTTTAGTTCTTGCTTTAGGTCCACATTGTTATGACAAAGAAAAATTCCCAGAAGGTCCTTGGTGTAAAAAAGGAGATTGGGTAATTTTTGCAAGATATGCTGGATCAAGAATCCAGATAGATGGTGGGGAAGTTAGAATGCTAAATGACGATGAAGTTTTAGCAACCATTGATAATCCCGAAGATATACTTCATCAATATTAATAATAACATAGGAGGAAACTATGCCAGACTTAGATGATAAACAAGTTGATCTCGATGTAACAGGTCCGTCAATGGATGTGGATATCGAAGAAGAGCAAGACCAGGCAGAAGTTGAACAGACGGAAGTAAAAGAAGAACCGTCTATAAGACCTGTCGTAGAAGAAGCTTCAAATGAAATTGAAGCAAAAGAAGAGACTACAGAAGAAAAGAAAGAAGATCCTAAAACGGACGAGAAAGAATTAGAACAGTACAGTGATTCTGTACAAAAAAGAATAGCAAAACTAACTCATAAATGGAGAGAAGCTGAGAGGCAAAAAGATGAAGCTGCTGAATTTGCAAGAGGGCAATACAGATTAAGAGAAGCGGCAGAAAAGAAAATCTCTAAACTTGAACCTAGTTTTTTAAAATCAACTGAAGATAGTATTGTATCAGGTGTACAGGCAGCGCAGGCAAAACTTGCAGCAGCTAGAGAAGCAAATGATCTTAATGCTGAAGCTGAAGCTTTAACTGCTATTTCTGAACTTGGTTATAAAAAAGCAAAACTTGAGGAGACTAGAAATGCTCAGGAAGAGTTTAATGCTAATAAAGCTAAACAAATCAGACAACCTGATTTAAACTTAAATAGACAACAAGCGGCACAAGGCACACCAGATCCTAAAGCTGAAACATGGGCATCAAGAAACTCATGGTTTGGTCAAGATAATGCTATGACCTATACTGCTTTTGATCTACATAAGAAACTTACAGAGGAAGAAGGTTATGACCCCCAATCTGATGAGTATTATGTTGAAATAGACAAGAGAATAAGACTTGAATTCCCCCAGAAATTTGATACAATTACATCAAATAAAGGGGAAACGACCAAACCCGTACAAATAGTAGCTTCAGCAAAGCGAAGTACAAATACTGGTCGCAAAACTGTGAGGCTCACACCATCGCAGATAGCAATTGCTAAAAAATTAGGTGTGCCGCTAGAACTTTATGCGAAACAATTACAACTCACGAAGGAGGCTTAAGCATATGGAAAATAATAATAATAATGAAAAAAAAACCTCACGTGCGAGTCAGACTAGAGAAAAAGAATCTCACAAAAAAGTTTGGACTCCACCATCATCTTTAGATGCACCCCCTGCGCCAACAGGTTTTCAGCACAGATGGATAAGAGTAGAATCAATGGGATTTAACGATACTAAGAATCTTCAAGGCAGATTAAGATCTGGCTATGAACTTGTTAGAGCAGATGAATATCCAGATTCAGCCTTTCCAGTTGTTGAAGACGGCAAATATTCGGGAGTGATCGGAGTTGGTGGCCTTGTGCTGGCAAGGGTACCGGAAGAGATTGCACGACAAAGAAATGATCATTACGTACAACAAGGTAAAGATAATGTCGAAGCAGTAGATAACGATCTTATGAAGGAACAGCATCCAAGTATGCCTATCAATATTGATAGACAAACTCGTGTAACCTTCGGTGGTACAAAGAAAAGTTAATTTTTTAACAATTCCTACCAACGAATAAAATAAACCCGTGAGTGGAGGCCCGCAAGGGTAGCTCACATAAGGAGAAAATATAATGGCAAACCAAGACGCAGCTTTCGGTTTGAAAGCAATAGGAAAAGTTGGTCAGAATAGAGACAACCAAGGTTTATCCGAATATAGTATTGCCGCAAATGCAACAGCTATTTACCAAGGAGATCCAGTAGAAATGTTAGCTACTGGTACTATTGGTGTAGCAGCAGCAGGCGACACACTATTAATGGGTCCACTTACTGGAGTCTTTTATACTGATGCTTCTACAAGCAAGCCAACATGGGCAAACCATCTGAATGCAA